AAGGAGAATGCAAAAAGAAAGATTTGCAGAGTTAGGATATGATTATAGTCCTAGCTTTACTGGGTATGAACCTAGTAGTATGGATGTAGATAATTGGAGTTAAATGCCTTTAGATAGCGATAAGTTGTACGAAAAAATAGATTACCTAAGAGTTGTCAACAGAGAACAAATGATTGATAGGTCTAGGATTCGAGACATTATGAATGGTGGTGAAGCTGCAGTAAAAGCCCTTCTTGGTAATTCAATCAATGTTGAATATCACGAATTACCAGCACCTAACCTATTTTTGACAGCACTAGAAAGATTTTCTCAAAAACTAGGAAGAAGTCCTGATTTAAAAGTCGATATTATAAATGACAAAGATTCTGAAAGAGCAAAGAAAAAATCAGAGAAACTAGAAAGAATAGTAACTTCCTATGACAAATTTCAAAAACTACACATGCAATTACCACAAGCTGCAAGATGGTTACCTGGTTATGGTTTTGTAGTTTGGACTATAGGTCATAAGAGAGACAAAGATGGTAACCCTTATCCTTATGCAGAATTACAAGACCCATTTACTTGTTATCCTGGAGTGTTTGGTAATGACCAACAACCACAAGAACTTGCAATAATTCGTAGAGTACCACATGCAATATTGGCAGAACAATACCCTGATGCAAAAACTTTTATATATGCAAAAGAAGAAAACGATGGATACCAAACTCCATATTCTGCATTATACGAAAGCACTGAAAGAGCTGCACAATGGGCAAACTCAAGTGGTGCAGGAAAAGTTGTTGTAGAGTATAGAGACAAAGAAGGTACTTATGTATATCTTCCTGAAAACAAAAAAATTATTGACTTTATGCCAAACATGCTTAAATCAGGTCCTTGTTTTGTTGTAGCTAAAAGATATGCGTTTGACCAAATGCAATCACAATTCCAACACATTACAGGTCTTATGGCAAACATGGCAAAGATTAACATTCTTGGAACTATTGCTATGGAGGATGCAGTATTTACAGAAACAAATATTGTAGGTGAAATAGAGTCAGGCAAATATAGAAAAGGTAGGTTTGCTGTTAACTACCTTGCGCCTGGTTCATCTGTATCTAAACCAGTAAACAATCTACCTTATCAATTATTTCAACAGGTAGATAGATTAGAAAGACATCTCAGATTAGGTGCTGCATATCCAGTATCTGATGATGGTCAATCTCCAAATGCATTTGTAACTGGTAGAGGATTAGAAGAACTAGGACAATCAGCTTCACTGCATGTAAGAGAATATCAAACAGTATTAAAAGAAGCATTAGAACAAATAGATGCTAAAAGACTTGAATATGATGAAACTATGTTTGGTTCTACAAGAAAACCTATTGCTGGTATGCACAAAGGAACAGCTTATAAAGAATCTTATACACCATCATCTGACATATCAGAAGTTTATGAAACAAGAAGAGTCTATGGTGTTATGGCTGGTTTTGATGAGCCACAAAAAATAATTACAGGGTTGCAATTAAAACAACAAGGCATCATAGATACACAGACATTACAAGAAAATATGGATGGATTAGACAACATTACAAAGATACAAAATCGTATATCTGCAGAAAGAGCAGAAACAGTGTTGTTTGAAAGTCTTATGGCACAAGCTGCACAAGGTAATCCTAAGGCAACTATGGCTGCTATAGACATTAGAAAGAATCCTCAAAAGATGTCTGATATTTTGGATAAATATTATACTCCTGAAGGTGAGGAAGTTTCTGAAGAAGAGGAACAACTTATAGCTGCACCACAACAACAAGCAGCAGGACCTCAAGGACCTCCTCCAGGATTAGCACAAGTTTTACAACAAGTAGCACAACAAGGAGGATAATGTCTGAATTTGACCCAATGCAAGAAACAAACGAAAAGTTTTATGACATTATAAACCAAGATGATTGGAACTTTGATTTTGGAAGAGAGTTTGAGATACAAGATGCAGAAATGGAAGAGTTTACTCCTCCTGTTATGCAGTATTGGTTGCCAACTCCAATAGCTGGTGTACACCTAAGAATAGATTTTGTAATAGAAGATGGTAGACCTCAAAACGATGAGGTTCTTAATTTCTTAAATAATTTAAGTAGATTCTTAGAGGAAGGTGAAGAGGGAAGATGGTAAGAAAACCTGCAACTTTAAAAATGGCACAAGAAGCTACAGATGCTCAAGACCCAGCTTTTCAAGATTTATATATACCTAGGAAAGAAGGAGATTCTACAGGTTCATCAAAATTAGTAAATTCTTTAGCTGGTGGACTAGAAGGTGAATCTACAGAGATTGTAGAAGCAGAATCAGGACAATTAGGTGTTAGTGCTGTAAATCCTATAGCTTTAGGTTCAGCAACAAGAAATCCTGCAGAACCAAATACTGCTGGTATATCACAAGGTGCTGGTCCTGGTCCTACAAAACAAAGACCTGCTGGAGATTTAAATGCATATTTAGCAGGACTTATTGAAAGATTTGGAAGAGACCCATTACTTATAGATTTGTTTGAGCAAAAAAATGCTACACCTATGGTAGAAAATTCAAGACAAAATACTAGATTGACAGATTCGGAAAGCAGATATGCGTAATTATGGTACAAGCATATCTTTATATGATTTAGTAGCCGAATCAGCTAATAAAACTAGAGTTTCGATAGATAGCTACAATCAAGGTGCTAAAGACTCTAATCCTGAACTTGCACAAAGAATAGTTAATCTAGCTACAGCATATCCTAATATGCCAAATGAGTTGCTTGTATATGCAGGTTTATCAGGACTTGAAGCAGAAGATGATTTGGCTTTACAGTTAGCAAACAGAGTACAAGAAAAAATTGTACAAAAAAATACACAAGATATAGTTACAAATGTTTCTTGGGGTAAAAGAAAGTTTCAACAAGGTATGTTGTTGCTTGATGCAGCATTTCAACCAGTATCAAGAGGATTTAAGTCTGCAGTAGTTGCAGCACAAGAAACAGGTAGGTCAGTTCCATTAACAGTTGCACAAGCTGCAGTTGGTGGATTAGGAAGTTTACTTACAGGTAGAGCTTCCTATAAAGATACATATACAGCTAACTACTTAGACTCAGTTATTGGTCCTGGAGTTGGTGCTGCTTTTCAAAATGCAAAAGAAAAGTATGGACCTACAGAATATCAAATGTATCTTGATGAAAAGAGAAAAGGTAATCCAATAAACTTAGGCACAGGATTTATACCTAGGTCAGTTGACCTAAAACAAACTCAAGTCTATTTAGATGAGATAAGAAGAGGTACACCTACTAACGAAGCTATGTCTAAAGCAAGAGATGTTTATGGTTTACCAATAACTCAGTTATTTGATTTAAGAGAAGATAGATTTAAGTACACAACTAAGTCAGGAGAAAAGATAAATATAT